TCGGACGAATACAACGTCCTGACCGGGCCGCTCATGGATGAGTTTAACAAGCGGCTCAACCACGCGTTAGATACGTTCTCAGACGACAGAGTTGAAAAAGTCATTTTCGCCTACACCAAAAAGGACGTGGAGATCGCTAACGATCTTTTTGGTGCTGAACGCTACTATGAAGGCGATTTTTCAGCAAATGACAAAAGCCAGCTGTCGGACGTACATGAGATTTTTGCACATTGGCTGCGTCGTTGTGGAGCCCCCCGTTGGTTCGTTCGTTTTTATGTTGCTAATGCCAAGGAGTTCAGAGTAGTGTCGTATTCTTACGGTATCAGTGCCACAATCAAAAATCAGTTGGCCACCGGTGGCACTGATACGACCGCACGAAACTCTGTCTGGAACCTTTGCCTTTGGTATAGCTTTTTGCTGAAAACAAAGACTAAACGAACAAGAGTAGCCATCCTTGGTGATGACATTGCTGCCGGAACTGGTTCGGAAGGAATAGTTGTTTCAGATTGGATAAAACACTGTGCCAGCGCTGGCATGAAGCTTACAGCTCGCGAGCGCAGGTACTGGTGCGATTTGACATTTTTATCCCGTTTCTTCGTTCCAAAGGGTCAAGATAATGTTATGGTCCCCCTGATCGGTAAGGCCTTGTGTCGTTTTAACGCAAGGGCGAACCGCAATCAAGATGTCAGTGACGACCAGTACATTTGTGGTAAGGCCCTTTCATATGCTTATGAGTTCCGACACGTTGGCTACATGCGTGATTCATTCCTTGCCCGTGCTCATTCCACTGGCGTTGATTTTGATAATGTTAATCTTCATGATTTAACTTGGTTTGCAAAACAAGGCGTCTCCGGAGCCCGAGACGTTTATCAGTCTATAATCAACGAGCCTTTGGTACTGTCAGATGATGAGTTTCTGGAAGTGATCATGGCAAAATACGACGTTGGTCTCTACGACATGGATGAGCTGCGTGACCGATTGATATTGGATTCGTCCCCGGACGTTTTCTCTGATGAACGGTATTACCAGTTCGCACACGAGTTGTGACATCCACCCGCTTTGTTAACTCTCACCGGAATTCAATCGAGCTTGGTCCCCTTTAAGGACCCGGCGCTGGAGAAGC